AAAGGAGTTCAATGGTTGGAAGATCATCTTCCAGTTCAGTATTTGGAAGATAAGACAGAATGGGCGGAGATCTTTAGAAAAAAGACTGATGCTGTAGCAGCACCTGCCGCTGCAGCATCTGGTGATGATGTTCCTGCATCAGGTCTTCAATTGATCAAACAATTTGAAGGTTGCAGATTGAATGCATATCCAGATCCACTCACTGGTGGTCTTCCCATCACAATTGGTTGGGGTTGCACAAGAGATAAAAATGGTGGTCCATTTAGATTGGGTCAAACAATTACTCAAGCAGAAGCAGATTCATTATTGATGGATGAATGCCGTAAGAACTTTCTTCCAGCACTTCGTAAAATTCCACATTGGAATGAAATGAGTGATGGGCAAAGAGGTGCATTACTTTCTTTCGCTTATAACTTAGGTGCAGGTTTTTATGGTAGTGGAGACTTTAATACAATTACCAAACGTTTAAAAAATAAAGAATGGGATTTAGTTCCTGATGCTTTATATCTCTATCGCAATCCTGGTTCAAATGTAGAAGCAGGTCTTGCTCGTAGAAGAAAAGCAGAAGGCGAATCGTGGAAGAAATAAAATGAAGACATTCCAGGAATTTCTAAATGAAGCATCTAGTTGCCAAAAAACTAGTATGGAAGAATTTGAAAAACTTGTTCATAAGTTTCTTCCATATGTTTTGAAAGAATTGAAACTTAAAACAATTCCTCCTCTTCATTTCAAAAATGGAAAGGAAGGACTTCATGTAAAAGATGTTCCTGGAATTACAATTGTAAAAGATTCTGGATTTAGTCAAGTCAAAGGAACATTTGGACAAACAAGTCAGAAGAATAGAATTGTGGTAAATATTGAAAATAGACAACCATTGGATGCTTTAAGAACTCTTGGTCATGAATTAGTTCATTATCATCAGCATATTACTGGTGTTCATGGAACTGGTGAAACTGGAAGTCCGACAGAAAATGAAGCAAATGCACGTTCTGCTATTATGATGAGAAACTTTGATTTCTCACATCCAAATGTTTTTAAAATGCCTCCTTTATAATAAGTAAAAACTATTCAAAATAAAAAAATGAAACTTTTTAAAATTGGCGCAGTAATTGCTGCCCTCTCATTAGCAACACTTGCTGTTAAGGCAGATGTTATTGTTGGAGTTCATGATGGAGATACTGTAACTACAGCATCTGGTGAAAAAATTCGTCTCGCTTGTATTGATGCTCCAGAAGTAACCAATAATAAGCACGGTAAAAAGGATCCTATTGGTGGTCCAGCAGCACAGAAATGGTTGTCTGATTTAGTTCTCAATCAAGATATTAAGATTGAAAGAGTCACTAAAGATCTTTATGGTAGAACTGTTGGTCGTCTCTTCCTTGCCGATGGGACTGAAATTAATCAACAGGCAGTAACAACAGGACACGCTGTAGTTTATATGCCAAAGGCATGTCCTTGGGCTAAATAGATTAGAATAATTATCTAAAGTGAGACCACCACTATTTTAGATACAATGTCCGATTCATCAAATAAAAGAGATAGAGCTATGGGACAGTTAATTCGTGTTGCAATTTTGAGTTGGTCTGCCGCTCTATTGACTGCTAGTTATGCAGGACTTCTTGCTAAAATGGATCCAACTTTTATTGCGACGGTATTTACTGCTTCTGCCGCAACCTTTGGTATTAATACATTGAAGAATGATAAACAGGAAGATGCCAAACGAGATTCCGAATCTGCGATCACCGCAGTTGAACCAACTCCAGAACTTACCGAACCAACAGTTGAACCAGTTGTCGCAACTGAATCAACCGAAGGTTGTCCAACCTGTGGAGATTCCCCAGACTACAGTAGAGCGTCTGCCTCAGCACAAGTTTGAGATTCCAATTATAAAGGATCTGGGGAGTCCTATAGTAAATGTTCCAGATCCTTCTTTATCTTATCCTGTTTTATCTGTGCCAACACAGGAAGAGTTTGATGCTGCCGTAAAAGCAGAACATGAAAAGAAAGAAAAGGAAGAAGAACAAAAATCAAGAGGACTTCCCGATAGCAAACCAGTATTACCTCAAGTCAAAATTCCTGTTCAAAATACACAGGATAATCGGAATATTTCCGATCAACCATCTACAAGCACTCAAATAGGATCACCAGAAATTCACGTTCCTATATTGGGTGCAGTTCCAGTACCTACAAATAAAGAGATTGCATTAGCAGGAACCACAGCAATGGCTGCAACTGCTGCTGCTATTCTAGGAAAGTCTGCTGTAGAATTTCTTCTTAAATTCTTTAAACCATTGGCAAATCAATTTTATGTTCGTGCCAAAAAACTTTTAAATAAGGACTTAACTGATTATGAGTTGCAGATTTTCTTTTCCTTTGAAAAAGATGTTCAAATGAAAAAAGTTGCTAAACTTTTGAAAAAAGAACAGAAACAAGAAAAGTTACGTCAATATAAAGAATCACAATCTAAAAAATCTTGAAATCTTTGATTGGTGATTTTGGTAATGGTAGATTTTTCAACAAATTATTCATTTTGTGCTCTACAATTTGATCAATTAATTTTTCTGGATTATTAATCATATCTTCTGCTTTCTTATAAGTCATATAAGCACCAACTGCTAAACCTAAAGTTACAGTTAAACTGAGTGCTGATAAAATTAATGATAGTTCTTTCATTCTTTTGTCTCCAAATATGCCAGTCGTAGTATATAGTAAATACACCAAGCAGTGAATACTAAACCCGATCCAAGTATTACCATTACGCCCCAAGGAAAGTCATTCATTTTTTAGGAATACACTCCTGTTTCTTTTTGTTTTCGTTATATGGATAATATTTGCCTTCTGGTTTCATAAATCCACAACCAATTAACCATTCTTTTGTTTTTGGTGTTGGTGGATATTCTTTATACAAAGTTTTATTTGCACATGCTTCCAATCCTTTTGCGGTTTCACCTTTTTGATTTGCTGCCCAAATTGCATCTGCTTCCCAAGGAATTGCTGCACCTTGTCCTGCAAGACCATAAAGTTCTTCTGCTCTTGCTTTTACCCAATTTGGAATTTGGTCATCGTGATAGACTTGAGCAATAAATGGATTTGAAACTCCACCTGCCATACAATCTTGAACTGTATGCCATCCTTCATGACGAAGAGTACTCAAAAATCCTCTAGGATCATCTAGAAGGTCTCTGCGAATGAAGAATCTATTGTAATCTGGTTTATAAATCCCATTCAAATATCTTGGAAAGTATTTTTTATCTCCAATATAAACACCAACATTAATTTTATCCAAAGCAACAATTATTCTTGATGCTTCATCTGCCATTTCTGGAATAAACTTATCAAACTTATAGTCTGCGTGTATTTGTTCTACACCTTTCATACATTCTAAAAGGATCATACACCCAAGAGCAGCATTACTATTATCTGGAAGATCTTGTGTATCTTTTCCAGGAGTAACTGCAAGTGTAGGTAAAGATAAACTTAATGAAAGACCGATTGCCGTAAAAAGTTTTTTCATTCGTTCCAACATCCCTCTTCTTTATGTATCCAAACTTTTAAATCCTTTACATATTTTCTTAATATTTCTGCTTGTTCTTCGTGCCACGGATCTCCTGTTTCCATTCCGATCCTTACATGATTATCTATTGCTTTTAATATTTGGTGAATTGGTTTGTTCCAACATTCACGCTTGGGAGTATTCCACTCTCTTGGCATAAAACCTCATTTTTTCTTTCCACCGTTTTTTGCTTTTTTGGCAGTCGCATTTCCTTGATTCTGTTTGGATTGTTTTCCTCCTGCAGAACCTTTCTTACCTTTATTTGCTGACTTTGCCATTTGATTGTTGCAGTAACTTAGTATTTATGATATGATACTATCATCACATTTAAGTATTCTAACTAATATTTTTTATAAATAATAATATATTTAAAATAGTTATGGAATATTATACTTACGCATATTTAAGAGAAGATAAAACTCCTTATTATATTGGTAAAGGAAAGGGGAATAGAATACATAAAAAACATATGGTCCCAATTCCACCAGAACATAGAATTTTATTTTTAAAGAAAAATCTTACTGAAGAGGATGCAAAAAAACACGAAATTTATATGATTTCAGTATTTGGTAGAAAAAATAATGGAACTGGAATTTTAAGAAATCTTACTGATGGTGGTGAAGGAAGTTCTGGTAGGAAACTTTCAAAAGAAACTATTGAAAGAATGAGTATTGCTGCTAAAAATCGTAAGATAAGTGATGAGGGAAGAAAAAAATTAAGTGAAAGAAGTAAAAGAATGGGTAGATGGCAGGGTAGTGATAATCCTTTTTATGGAAAACCTGGGAGAAATAAAGGAATTCCTATGAGTGACGAACAAAAGGATAATTTAAGAAAAAAAGCAATTGGCAGAAAAGTCAATAGGAAAATAAAAGAACAAACAAATTGCAAAAAAATAAGAGTTTATTTTATTTCTGGAGAAGTTGTTGAATGTTGGGGAGTTAGAGAATTTAAAAGACAATATGGATATTACCCCAAACCAGATGCTAAAACTGGAAAATTTTATGGTAAAGCAAAAAATATATTAAAAGTAGAAACTATTTTTTGACTGGTTTGTTTATAATAATTGCATTTCCAGACATAATATAACCATTTGGTGCCGTTGCCATTATATCAGCACATATTTTCCCATAAGGACTTGACGAGTGATAAAATACCCCCAATCTTATTTGCTCTCCACAAAGTCTCAATCTTACAAGTTCAAAATCTAATCTTGCCTTTGCAGCTTCTGCATCTTGTCTTTCTATTTCTGTCCTTACTCTTTGCTTACAAAGTTCTTGTAATGAACCATCAAGAGGAAAATTAAATCCCATAGAAAATCCAAAGTTTCCATTATAAGTTTGGAATGATGCTGGGTCTTGACTAAAGTTTGTACTACCCAAAAGAAAAGGTGCAAAACTCATAGTTGGACCTTGGCAAGAGATTCCTGCACCATAAGTATTTGTAGCATAAGGACCTTGAAGTACCTGAACTGCCTGATTGGTTACATTACCAGTTGCAGATGCTGAAGGTCCTGCTATGTTTGTATTACTTGGTGCTGTCTGAGACATTGCTGCCCCAGACAACATTATTGTGTAAATACAGAGACCGAATTTGTGGTAGAGTCTTCTGTAGTTTTTCTGTCTATCCATGTCTCTTTACTCATGCCAGGTGTCAGTGATGTTTCACTAAACTGGAATGCGGCACCTTGATTATAAATTGAATAGTTTGTTCCTGGTTGTGGTCTTCCAGGAATATTGATATTCGTACCAGTTACAGTATAAGAATTTCCAGTAGAATATTCTATTTGGTGAATACTCTCAATAACTTCGGTGTGTGTTTTTGTTTCTGCTGTAATAGTTCCACTTGTAAAATTAGGAACCACAGGAACTGCTAGGGCGGACGATGAAGAAAACCCTAGCAGAAATAAACCTGCTAGGAGTTTTTTCATTTGAATACGCTCAGCTCTACACTACGTTGTGCAGTTGCAGTAGTACCAGGACCACCAGCAGTAATTGTAGGAACACCAGTTGGTGAGAGAGTTCCAGCAAGAGAACCTTTGTCTCCACCTAACTGAGTAGTAGAATCCCCATAAAGGTTGGGAGAAGCAATAGTTCCAGAAGAGACCGACTGAGAGGTGACATCAGTATCAGCAGTACGCTTGGTTTCTGAAAAATTAAATGCTTGACCTGCAGTATTAACATCATAAGAACCAGCAGTTCCAACACCGCCGAAAGTATTTGCTTTTATATTTGTGCCAGAGACTGAGTATTCTCCTCCAAGTCTCACGGATTGTACCGCAGCACCCTGAACGCCTAGTTGAACGGAATCAGTACTTTTGTTTGTAATTTCACCAGCAAAAGCAGGAGTAGTTAAGAATAACGAAAAGAGTAGTGTTAATCTTTTCATTTTTCTATAAGTAATATTTGTAACTATTTATTGTAATTTTGATTGAATAACTAAAATATAAATAATATTAGTCAAAAATTTTTTAAAGATATGTCAGCGTCAAACACGACTTATAGAGCTTTTGTTGAAAAGCTGGGTGCATCAGATGCAACTCAATTTGTAGGGGATAAAGGAGAACTTTTCTGGGATCCTGATAATGGCAATATGTCGTTGTCAGATGGAGAAACTCCTGGTGGTACTGGCATCAAGACTCGTAATCTTGAAGCATTAGAATCAAACAAAGATGCTTCACAATGGCTTACACTTTTTGGTGATTTTGCGGGAGACTGGAGAAACTATTATGGTTCTGGATCAGCAGTAGATAGTAATGGTTTGCTATGGGTTGTTGGTGGATATGATAATAATTATAATAAAAGAGCAACCTTATCAGTATTTGATACTAATGGAATAGAGAGTACTCCAGGAAGTGGGTTTGCAAATTGGAAATTTGTATATGATGGATCAAATGCAGATCGTCAATTTGGTGAAGCAATTGC